CTACGGACGCGCAAGGTCAGCTCTTGACCGTTCACGGGCGAATCGAATTCCACGAGGTAAGGAAGTGTATTTGGGGTCACCGATTCCCATGCAATCGTCAGATCACCAACGGTATTGACGCGATAAGCCACGACCTTGGCGGTATAGACCTCATTGCCACCAGCGCGGCGGAAATAGAGGGTCACTTCCATCAGGTCGCCTGCAGCATCGACAGCAAGCGGGGTCCAGATGTTGGGACCAAGAGGCTGGCCGTTACCGATAATCGGCTCCAGGCCATCACCTGTTGCGGCAGGCGGGGTGACGCCGGATGAAGCTCCGCCAAGCGGGAAAAATCGGCCGCCGCCCGCTTTCCAGCGGTCAGCATGGGTTGCACCGTTTTGGGGGTTGGCACGGTCCGCTAAAAGCGGTTGGCCCTGGCCCCAACTGGCGTTTTTGCTCGCCTTCGGGCCGTAAATGACCCAGTCAGTCGTGTCGATGAAGAAGTCGCCCTCCTCACCCTGGTCCGGCTTCGGCATCCCGTAGCCGTGCAAAATCGTGTTCCCGTCCGCTCCAGCACGGCCGGTGTCGCCCTTGGGACCCTGCTCGCCGCGTAGACCCTGAGGGCCTTGGACCTGACCAGCGTTTATCAGTTGGCCATTGCTGAGTCCAAGGATGAGATCGCCGCTGACGATGCCCGCTGAAACGATCGAAACGCCGTTAACCATCACTCAGCTCCTCCGTCATCGCTGGTTTCGGCTTCCGGCTCCGACGACGCGGCTCGGTTTGCTCGGCGACGGCGGCTTCCTCGACTCGTTCCAGTCCCTTCTTGCGGAATGGCCCCCAGGGGCCCGGAATCCAGAGTGCCAAGCTGCTCCTCCTGTCGTTTTTTGCGGAGTTCCTCCGTTTCACGGAGTTCCTCATCAATGTCGATTGTATCGGGCAAGATTTCGCCCGATTTCAAGATTTGCAGGAAGGTTTTGTCTGTAATTGCGCCGCGTTCGTTCAAATCGCCAATAACTGCGACGTCTTGGCCCAGCAAACGGTAGAAGTCGAAGTCGCGGTCCAGGTGGACTTTGGGGGCAGGGCGGCCGACGTACTCGGCTGCCATGTCAAAGGCTTGCTGGAGCGCACTTTCTAGCTCCATTGAGGTGATTGCCATCACCGAGTTGGCTTGCGCTTGGTCGATGCGCTTCGCGTCGGCTGATTCGGCGACAAACTTCTGGCCGAGCAGTTTTGTGACGCCCAAACTCGACATTTGGGAGGCCAAACTGTCGATTTCGGTCGTTTGGGCCGCAAAACTTGTTGAATCTGCGTTGACGTAGTACGCCTTGTTGCCCGGTTGCATCGCTAACGCGTAATTCACGCCGACACCCGCGCTGTCCATGTCGTCCCAGCCCTCTAAAACGAGGATTGGCATGGCCGCGATGTGCAAAGCGTGGATGAGGTCCGCTTGGCGTTGGTAGTGGGTGATGTTCAGGTTGGCGATGTCCAGCAGCGGGGGTGCGCTGGTCAACATTCCAGTCCGGTTGGTGTAGACCGGCACGAAGGGGATGCGGTTCAGGCTGATGCGGCCGCTGTTGACCAGGCCCTCGCGGTTGTAAGTGGCATACTTGCCCGGATAAATCACCCGGATCTGCTCTTCGACGTCTTCGGCAAACTCGCCGCGAGGTAAAACCGCCCACTCGTGCAGGCGGAGTTGGGTCAAGGGGGCGCTAGGCAGCGTTCCAGCCTGTCGCCAACCGTAAATTTGAGGGGCTTCGTAGGTGACGAAGTAGGGGCGGCGGCCTTCGGCAAGCTCTTGGGCGAGGGTGCGGGCTCCGCTGTGGGGCGGAAAATCGACCAAAATGCCCGAGTGGCCGTAGGTCAAAGCACTTACCAGGACTTGGCGCGCGTATTCGTTGACGGAACTGCCCAGGCCGTCGACGTTGTTGGCAAAATCCTGCCAGTAGCGGCTGCCGTCAATCGTGATTGGGCGGCGCAGCACCAGGCCCGCTGCGTTTTCGATCAACCGCAGCGTGTAGGGCGATAAAACGCTCCGGTTGACCCTCGTGCGGTACGCGTCGTCGTCTTCGCGCGGTTCCTGGGGTAAGTAGGTGCCGCTTAAATTTCGGATATAAGCCGTGCCGTTTGTCACGGCCGCCATCGTCTGCCACGCAGGCGTCATTGCCCACGTCGCTCCAGTCCGATTGAACGGGCTGTCGCTGTCCTGCGGTAGGGGGACGGAGTAGTAGTTACCCGATGATGTTGGGACTGGTGCTGTAGGGATGTTCACGGTGGCGGATTCCCCTGTTAAACTGCGTATGAGGTGATACCAGCAACCATGAGCCCGCCCAAGCCGCTTCCTTCGCAGATTCTACTAAGGGAATACCTTAACTACACCCCCGAAACAGGCTCCCTCGTTTGGATTAAATGCTCCAAGTACCAGCAACGGAAGCTGGGGAAGGAATTCGGCACTGAGACTGGCGACGGTTACCGAGTCGGGGATTTCCTAGGAACTCGCTACGCCGTCAACCGCCTGATTTGGGTGTGGATGACGGGCGACGACCCAGGGGAGCTGATTGTCGACCACGAAAACTGGGATCGAAGCGATAATCGCTGGGAAAATCTGAGGCTCTTCACTCATCGAGAGAACGCTGAGCACAGAAAAGATGGTCTTCCCTCACTTCGGACGCTCCAGGACAAGTACATCAGTCCGCAAGACTGCTATTTCAGGGTGCAGGTGAAACGCGGGGGCGTTTTGCACCGAAAACTCTTCAAAACCCTTGATGAGGCAAGGGTTTGGAGAGATGATTTTCTTACCAAACTCGGTACGAAGTAGCACCTGCTCCTGCACCTTTAGCGAGGTTAAATCGCATCAAACAGAGATACCCGAGAGCATCGAACATATGGTCTACTCCTAATTTTTTGTTTGGTAAGCCTGTGTTTTCCTCGTAGGTGAGGGTCCGTAGGGATTTGATCAGCTCCTTGCAGCGGGGGTGGATTTTGATCCTTCGGCTGCCGTTTGCGTCCATCAAACCTGTGTTGACGCAGTTGACTTTGTCCCGGATTTTCCAGGGGGCTTTTGGCGTGTCCACGCGGAAGCCCGATTTGCGCAAAATGTGGTGGTCGGTTGCGCCGACACCGGCGGTTTTGCGTGCGCCGCCCGTTGGGTCCGGGCAGGCGATGATTTTGCGCTCCAGGCCGTAGCGGCGGACGATTTCTTCGGCCGCTTCCCAGGTGGTGGCGTTGTTCATGCTGATTTCGTCGAAGACGTGGAGTTCGTCATCGACGCGGACAGCGGCCACCACGCTCATCGGGCTGACGTTGAAGTCGATTCCCAAAAGCAGCGGGAGTTGGCGGATGTCTTCGATGTCTTTGCTGATGTTCTCGTCGCTGAAGTTGACCGCGACGAGGCCCGAAAGGTTCTCGAAGCTCGCTTCGAATTCTTGGCGGAAGGTGCGGGGGTCGAGCTGAGAACGCGCAGCCGCTACCTCTTCCTCTGGAACGTTCCCGCCTTCGAGGGTCGTGTAGCACCAGCGTCGCCAGCCGTGCGCTAACCCTTCTTCTTCGGCGTACAGCCACAAATCGTAAAACCAGCTCGCCGTTCCATCCGGCGTTGAAATGAACAACGCCCAGCCCTGCTTGTCGGCTAGCGCGGGGCGGAGCACTTCGAACCAGACGCCGGGGTCCATAAATGCCGCTTCGTCCAGCACCACGCCGCTCAAACTGCGACCGCGAAGCGCCATGGCGTTTTCGGTTCCTTTCAGCTCGATAGTTGACCCATTGACGAGTTCGAGCTTGAGGTCCGTTTCGTTCTTTGCTTTGATCCACGGACCAGGGACGAGTTGTTTGAGGACTTTCCAGGCGATGTCCTTCGCCATCCGGTAGGTCGGGGCGCAATAAAAGAAGGTCTCGCCTGGTTTTTCGATCGCGCCGCGCAACAGCTCGATGCAGCTCAGGTACGACTTGCCGAAACGGCGGCCCGCAACCAAGACGCGGAAGCGTTCGCGGCTGTTGAATACTGCGCCCTGCGCTCGCTTCAGCGTGATGTCTTCCGTTCCAGCCGTTGCGACAGGCATCAGATTTGGATGTATTTCTCGAAAAGACCTGTGTAGGTGTGGTGGTTGGGGTGCGTTGGGTTGCCGCGGCCGTCTAAGTCGTATAGCGCATCAAGTGCTAAAACACGACGGTTCATTGCCTTGATGTCCTGCGCTCCAGGCAGTTTGGGGGCTTGGTGGAGCTGCAGGATCTGCTCGGCTGGAGTCATGGTTGTTGGGTAGTACAAGGAGCTTACAGGGCTTGGGCGAGTGCGATCGCTAAACCGATGAAGCCGAGTGTTGCGGCGATCCAGTCGCCGTCAAAGGTGTGGCCGTTGCGGCTGTGGCCGCCGACCCAGTAGGTCTTGCCTGTTTTGTTGGTGCGGTAGTGCCCACGAACATATTGCGGGCGGCGCATCATTGCTGCTTTGCGGTAACCCATTAGTCCAGCTCCCAGGTGCAGTACGCGCCAGTCACATAGGTGCCGGGTGGGCAGCTTGAGTTGGTGCGCTCGATTGCTTGGGTGTGGGTTTGGACTGGGACGCAGTAGCCGTTGCTGGTCAGGTAGCCGGGTGGGCAGGACGTTCCAGCCCGGGGGATTGGAGAGAGCTGGGCGAGTAGCACAAGAGACCACATAAGGTGCGGTATTTTTTGGGGCTGCTGTCAGGTTAGCACAGAATTGAACCCCTGCCCCCTAGCACAGTAGTCAAGAACGTAGTTGTATCAGTAGGTTCCCTACCCCCCGCTCAACATTTCTTACTTTGCAGCACTGCCCCGGGTCGCCCATCCTGTGATAGGATGGAG